GTCTGGTAATGTTTGGAATAAGGATGGGTATCATCATTTTATATTTAGTGAGTTCTTTCATAAATTTTTACATAGACATAAATGGACAGAGAAGTATGACGTGACTTTGTTATGGTTACTGGAGCACAATGGGTGTGAGCATATAAGAATGACAGTAGGTAAGAAAAAAATATCCGTAATAAAATTAAAAGAATTTGAAAAAGAACAAATAAAAATAAAAGACAGAACATTTAAAAAAGAAGGTGTGTATTGAAATGGAACAGATGAATTTGTTTAAAACACAGGCACTGACAAAAACTGGTATAATAATTGAAAAAAATAAAGGTGTTGATTTGTCTGAAATTTATTTTGGTACACCTGAAAGACCTGATCTTTCTTTTGAAAAAAATAAATATATTATATATCCATCAGGAGAAACACACCCTTTTGGCCATAAGATAGAAAGTTTATCTGGAGATAAGTTCCCTTTTATTGTTTCAACATTTGGCGACAGAAAAAATATAAAAAAACCAATATGTAGACAAGCGTTTGACTATCCAATAATTACTTTAAAAGCTGGTGAAAAAAGCGTAAATTTAGTATTTCACAAGATAGTGGGAAGAGCTTTTTTAAAATTACCTCAAGGTCTTTCTTGGAAAGACAAAGGTATAAATAGAAAATGGATATTTCATCACAAGAATAAGAAGAAATGGGACTATAGGTTACATAATTTAGAACTAATAACTCAAAAAGAAAATTGTAAGGATAGAGAAAAAATGGATGATGAATTAGTTTTAGAACAAGCAAAAACGAAAGGTTTATTTTGAAAACAATTGTATTAGGACCACCAGGCACAGGCAAGACTACAACTTTATTAAATGAAGTCGATAAGTATTTAAAAGAAACAGACCCAGATAAAATAGGTTACTTTTCTTTTACACAGAAAGCTGCATACGAAGCCAGAGACAGAGCAATGTCTAAGTTTAATTTTAGCGAAGATGATCTTCCATATTTTAGAACACTACACTCTTTGGCATTTAGAAGATTAGGAATAAAAAAAGAGAATGTAATGCAACGTAGACACTACGAGGATCTTGGTAAAAAGATGGGTATGATGGTTGATTACCACGAATATGATAATGAACATACAGGACTATTTACAACTAAAAGTGATTTACTACGTATAGTACAATTAGCTAAACTACGTGGTATCACACCAGAACAACAATTTAATTTAAAAGAACACACACAAGATATTACAACACATCAATTAAAACAATTTGTACACGATCTTAATCAATACAAGAAAGATTATAACTTAATTGATTTTACAGACATGATTACAGAATTTATTAAATCTGATAAATCACCCAAGTTTGATGTTGTGTTTATAGATGAAGCACAAGATCTATCACAAACACAATGGACAATGGCTAAATCAATATGGAATAAAACAGATGATACATATATTGCAGGTGATGATGACCAAGCTATATTTAGATGGGCTGGTGCAGATGTAGATAGTTTTATTACACAAAAGGGAAAGATAATGCAGCTGACACAATCATATCGAATCCCGCAGGTTGTGCATGATATTGCATCCAAGATAGTAACAAG